TTTCTACCTGGGCTGGTGAGAATCCTGCACTTATCAAAGGTGTCATCGGCCTGGTCGGCGGCCTGTTGCTCGGCAAGCTGGCGTTTATCGGCGTTGCCTACGGCGCCAACCTGGTTCTCTCGCCTTTCGTGGCCATGACCACCACCGTCACCACGTTGTCTGCCAAATGGACTCTGTTGCGCGGCATGTGGCAGATGGGCAAGTTCGCACCGTTTATTACCGGTTTGGCTCGTGTTGGTAGAGGCTTACTCACGGTAGCCAAATACAGCGGACTGTTCCTGCGCGGCGTGACCATGGCGTTGGGTGCTCCGCTGATGACGGTGGCGCGAGGCGGTTTGTTCCTGGGCAAGATCCTCGGCGGCACATTGCTGTTTGGATTGAAACTCGCCGGCCAGGCGATTCTGTGGCTCGGTCGAGCCTTGATGATGAATCCCATCGGATTGCTGATCACGGGCATCGCCCTTGGGGCTTATCTGATTTATCGCTACTGGGAGCCGATCAAAGGCTTTTTCGCCGGTTTGTGGACAGAGATCAAAGCCGGCTTCAGCGGTGGTCTTTCCGGCATTTTGGGTTTGCTCGTTAACTTCTCTCCGGTCGGTATGTTCTACAGGGCCTTTGCCGGGGTGATGAGTTACTTCGGAATTGAACTACCGGGCAAGTTCACCGAGTTCGGCGGCATGATCATTGATGGTTTGGTCAATGGCATCAGCAATGCTTTAGGGGCTGCCAAAGAAGCTGTTGTCGGTGTCGGCACGTCGGTCAAAGGCTGGTTTACTGAGACCCTCGGCATCCAGTCCCCGAGCCGGGTGTTCATGGGCTATGGCGCCAACATCAGCGAAGGCGCCGCTATAGGCATCAGTGCTCAGTCAGACCTGGTGCGAAAAGCCGCACTTGGCATGGCAGCACAATCGGGTGTCGACCTTGCGCCGCCGAATCCGGCCGACGTCTCCAGGGCGAGCATGATGGGGAGCGCTGGAGGCGTTGCTGCTGGTATGGGTTCCGGCATGGGCGGCGGGCCGACTTTCAATTTTTCACCTCAGATCACCGTGCCTGGTGGCGCCGACACACAGCAGCAGGTTCAACAAGGTCTGCAGGCAGGTTATGCCGATTGGACGCGAATGATGGATCGCTACATGCACGACAAGCGTCGCCGTAGCTATGGCCCATCTGATGAGGGGATCGCCTGATGTTTGCAATTCTGGGCGACATTGAATTCACCGTGGCCGGTGGCATCAGCGGCATGGAGCAAAGCGGATCGGCCGATTGGGCGGAGCACGCACGTATCCAGGGAAAACCTTTGCTGGAGTGGATCGGTGAAGGTCTGGATGAGTGCAACCTGACCATCGAGCTGCATCCGGTCCTGGGCGATCCCGAGGAACGGTTACGAACTCTGCGCCAGGCCAAGAGCAAACATGAACCTATGGCCTTTGTGATGGGAAGCGGTGAATACCTGGGCGCCTACGTCATCACCAACATCTCCAATGCAATCCGCCGTTCGACGGCCGTGGGCCAGATCAAGGCTGCGACGGTTCAACTGAGCTTGAAGGAATACACCGGAACGTTCACCCGCAAAGTCGCTCGGTCGGGATTGGCTGATCCTGCCTTGAGCGGCACATCTGCAGTCACCGCCGATAAGCCCGGACTTATCTCACGGCTGACGCCGGCCCCCAGTACCGTCCAGGCGGTGATTGGCCATGCGAAAACAGCCGGGAACATATTAAAGGCAGGCCAGAACTTGTATGAGGTGGTTAAGAGCGGCAACCCCTCCTTGATCCTCGGTCAGGTTCCGCAATTGTTAGGTGTTACAGCCAGGGCCATTGGACCACTGCAAGGGCTGAAATCAGCGGCCGGACTGCTGGAGGATGGTTCCGATCTGTCGCAACTGGGTGAGAACGTGTTGGGCAGCGTGATGGGCGCCCGATCAGCCCTTGATCCGGTTGACCTGGGCAACATCGTTGATCGGTTCTCCGCATCCCAGGAATCCCTTGGTCAGGCGCTCACGACGATGGATGGAGCCCGAACCCGGTTGGCTGGGTTGGCAGCACAAGTCCTGACGAGGAAGTCCTGATGTTTATCACGCATATCACGACTGAAGGTGAACGCTGGGATCAGTTGGCTTGGCGTTACTACGGTGACGCTCATCGCTATTTGCCGATCGTTGAGGCCAACACTCATGTGCCGATTACCGCCGCCTTGCCAGCGGGTTTGACCTTGGCCATTCCCATCCTTGAACCCGTGGCCACCACCGAGGATCTTCCACCATGGATGCGATGATCCCCAAGCAAGTGCCGGAAGCACGCTTTGTGCTGGCCTACCAACAGAACAACATCACCCGCAACGTCAGCCAGCACTTGATCTCCTTGTCCTACACCGACTATCTCACGGGTCAGGCTGACAACCTGGAGGTCGAGCTGGAGGACACCGAGGGTAAATGGCGTGATGCCTGGTACCCAGGGCACGGCGACAGCTTGACCCTGTCTATTGGCTGGGAAGGTGAGCCGCTACGCGCTGTTGGACGGTTTGAGATCGATGAGGTTGAGCTGAATTGCCCGCCCTCGACGATCACCATTCATGGCCTGGCCACCGGCATTAAGGCGGCATTGCGGACCACCGAACACCACGCTTATGAAGACACCACACTGGATGCCGTAGCGAAGCAGATCGCGGTACGTCAGGGTCTGGAGCTAATCGGCAGCATCGAGCCGATCAAGCTCGACCGGCTGACTCAGCAGGAGTCCGATCTGACCTTCTTGCGCAACTTGGCGGCCGAATATGACTACGCCTTTAAGGTGACCGGCAATCGTATGGTCTTTCATGCGATCAGTGAGTTGGCCAAGGGCAAACCGGTGGCAACGCTGGTGCTCCAGGACTTAAGCAATGTGAACCTGCGCGACCAGATCAAGAGCGTCCCTCAGGCCATCGAGGTAAAGCACAAAGAACCCGCGAAGAAAAAGCTGATTGCCTACAAAATCGAGAATGGTGAAACCGTTGCGGTGCCCAGTAGCGTAGGCAAGGCCACCACCAGCGGTGATACCAAAAAGAGCCGCAAGCGCAGTGCCTCGGCCGAAGAGTCCAAGGCCAAAGCCAAGGCCGAGCTGGCCAAGGCTAACCGCGAACGCACCACCGGCAGTTGGGGCGCGATGGGGCAGCCCAACCTGCTCAGCGGCAACGTGGTGACCTTGGTCGCGGCGGGAAAGCTTGGCGGGAATTACCTAATCACGTCCTCGCAACACCGCATGACCCGAAGTGGTTACACCGTGGACAAATCAGTCTGCCGCGTCTCTGCTCCATCGATCACGTTGGCTCAGGAAAACACCAAACCGGACCTGGCCTTGTCGACTTACGGCATTCAAAAAGAAGTGGTGGCCTGACAATGGAGAGCCGAGCTGATGGGCGTTGAATTGGAATACGGTGAAGTCAGCGCCGTGGATCATCTGACATGTCGTATTCGGGTGCGCCTGGATGACCGCGATGGGGTTGAGAGCTACTGGCTCAATGTGCCCCAGCGCAACACCCAAGGCACGAAGCGCCGGCCGTTGATGCCTGAATTGAATGAACAGGTCGCCGTTCTGTTGGATTCTGACGGTGTGGGTGGTGTTTACCTGGGCGGGATCTATTCCTCGGCCGAACCGCCACCTGTTGTCGATGAGGACACGGACTACGTGCGCTACAGCGATGGGACTGTCACGAAATACGACCGTGCGGCAGGGGTGATGACGTTGGACAACGTCGGAGAGCTGCTTTTGAAGTGCCGCCGGGGTATCACAGTTGACGCGGGAGAGCCGGTGATGGTGAAAGCACCTTCGGCAACGTTGGATGTACCGCAGGTCACCTTGAATGGAAACCTGCAGTTAAACGGCAATCTGATGGTAGATGGTAACGTCGAAGCAACAGGTACTGTCATGGATGGTGGTGGAAACTCAAATCATCACAGCCACTAGCCAATTTGGGTCATGTTTGCCTTGATCCATGGGATGGCCCTTTCAACTGTATTGGCATCATCACCATCTATTTGAAACGTGATTGAAAGGCCGCCTGAGCCCGCAGTTTGAATGAAAACAGTATGAACGGGACCGTGCGGCTGCTGATTCAGCACCCACTTCTGGCCAAGTTTGATTCCTTCGTATAAATCCGAAAGCATGAGGCAAGGTCCTTTTTCTACAGTTTTTTGGAGGGCGTATTAAATCGCTCTTTAAACTCGATTAAAAGCTACTGCCGGCTGCTTTTCTCATCATGGGCATATGACGACGCCCACTCCCTACACCAGCATCACCGCCGCCCATTGGCAGCCTGCCCTCGGAAGATCCGGCGAGGTGGTCGAGGGTTTGCGCGATATCGACCAAGCCATCCGCATCATCTTGACCACACCTAAGGGCAGTGACGCTCACCGCCCAGAGTTTGGCAGCGACATTCATCTGTATATCGACTGGCCCGTCAACCGGGTGACCCCGCACCTGGTGCGCGAAGCGGTCGACGCTATCCGCCGCTGGGAAACCCGAGTCTCGGTGGTTCAGGTGCTAGTGCTCGTTGAAGACTCGCGCATCGTTTTGCGCGTGCAGTGGCGCGTTGCGGACGGTGTCGCCCAGTTGACCGAGGTGCCTTATGCGCGAGCTGCCTAAACCGATATTCATCGAAATTGATCCAGCGGCCAACGAAGCCAGCTTGATTGCTCGATACGAAGGCAAGACAGGGAAAACATTGTATCCAGCGCAGGTGGAGCGACTGTTTATAGACCAGGTGGCCTATTCCGAGACTCGCCTGCAGATGGCCATCCAGAGTGCTGGCGAGCAGCTCCTGGTGCGTTACGCCAAGGCTCCGATACTTGATTACCTGGGCGATCTGGTCGCCACCCCCAGGCTATTGGCAGTCCCAGCGCGCTGCACGTTGCGTTTCACCATGCCGGTTGCAGTGCAGCAACCACTGCTTATTCGTGCCGGCACTCGCGTCAGCACCCAAGACGCCAAACTAGTCTTTCTGACGGACCAGGACGCCATTATCCCGGCCGGACAGACACAGATCAGCGTGACGGCCACGTGCTTGACGGTGGGAGAGCTGGGCAATGGTTGGGCCGTTGGCCAGATCAGCAGTATTGGTAACTCACCGGCAGACGGCCTGGTTGCCACCAATATAAACGTCACAGCGGAAGGCGCTGAGGATGAGGAGGACGACCGCTACCGCGAACGGATCATCTTGGCGCCTGAAGCTTTCAGTAACGCCGGCAGTCGAGGGGCTTACCGCTACCACGCGTTGGCAGTGCATCAGTCGATCATTGATGTTGCCGTGCATGGGCCTGACGAAGGCCAGCCGAGCGGGCATGTGGCGCTATTCCCGCTGACCCTCACCGGATTGCCTTCAGATGATTTGCTTCAACGGGTCAAGAGCGTGGTCAGCGGTGAGAAGCTTCGCCCGCTGTGTGACACGGTTCACGCCTATGCACCAACGGAAGTGCCGTATCAGATTAAGGCCCGCATCACCTTTTACGACGCGGCAAGCCGTGATGAGGCAATGAAGGCAGCAAAAGCGGCAGCAGAGGCATATGCGATTGAGCGAAGGGCTGGGCTTGGCCGCGACCTTGTCCAGGAGCAGCTGACTGCGCTGTTGCAGGTAAATGGTGTTTACCGGGCCGACTTGGAACTACCGAACTCCTTGCGGGAGCTGCAAGGACACGAATGGGCGAACTGCACCTCGATCCAGCTTGAGGATGTCGGAGTGGTTCATGGCTAGTCAGCAACTACCACCGGCATTGGCTACTGACGAACGTTTCGCCGTACTTTGCGAGCTGCTCGATGAGACGTTGGAAGGGCTCGACCTCAACGCAATGTTGGTTTACCTGGTTGACCTGGTTAAACCCCAATTGCTACCCCACCTCGCAGATCAGTTCTCTCTGCTCGATGAGGCCGCCTGGCTATTGGCCGAGTCAGAGGAAGCCAAACGCAACCTGATCAAGAACGCCGCCCAACTGCATCGCTATAAGGGTACGCCCTGGGCAATTCGCGAGATCGTCCGCCTGTTGGGCTTCGGTGAGATAACGCTTCAGGAAGGCTTGAGCAATCGGATTCACAACGGGTCAATCACGAGAAATGGCGCATACGTCCATGGTGATTCATCCGCCTGGCCGCTATACCGCGTCTTTCTTCAACGCGCCATTACCAATGACCAGGCTGCGCTCCTGCGCCGCCTTTTTCTTTCTGTCGCGCCTGCACGCTGTCGTTTGGTGACACTCGATTATCAGTCTGTCGCCATACGTCATAACGGCGTAGCGCGTCGCGATGGCCAATACAACCATGGGAGCAGCTAATGGCCGATCTACCCGAATTAAATGAATGGCCGGAAGGCATTTACCAACTCGAAACATCCGACCCTGTATTAGGTGGTCCGGAAGGTATCGACAATCTGCAAGCTAAGCAGTTGGCGAGCCGAACGAAATGGCTTAAGGACCAGATCGGGAAAATTATCGAGGGCGTGAATTCGGTCGGTAGGGCAGCGAAGCTCGAAACGGCACGAGTCTTGAATTTTAAAGGTGCCGCTACGGGTAGCGGCAACTTTGATGGCAGTGCTGACACAGAGATTACTTTGACTTTAGCGGATGTTCCTTGGGAAAAAATCACCGGTGGTAAACCCACCACGCTTGGTGGGTACGGCATCGACATTCCGACGCAGGCCGAGGCGGAGGCGCAATCCGCCCAGGACAACACCAAGCCAATGACCGCCTTGCGTGTGTTTCAGGCGATTGCAAAACGGGTCGTGCAAGCGACGGAAAGTGTGTTTGGGTGGGCCAAGGTGGCG